TTTCTAGTATCAGATGTTAGAACGCTACAAAAATTCCTGCATAACCTATTAGAAATTAGATCGAGGTTGCCTAGTGAGTGAGCTAATGGCAATGCTGACAAGTGGCGCTCCAGGATTTGACACAATTCGGAGTACAAACGGTAATTCAATAACAGCAACGGACGTTGCATCTTGCCTTGTAAAGCTAGACAGAATCACTTACCTGTATGCCCTTGAAAAGTTTGCTTTAGATGGAGCATGTAGAACGGAGCTACGAGAGTTAGCTATCATAGACGGCTTTAAAGCGGGTTTTAAGCTTAAAGAGGGCGAAACTAATAAATCTATTGCAATACTTTCTTTAATGGCCTTAGAAATCGCTATAAGCCCAAAAAATTGCCAAAAGTGTAAAGGTGTTGGTGAAATAAAGCTAGATTCAAGAGTGGTGCAGTGTGAATCATGCAAAGGGGCAGGGCAGCGACCTATCAGTGAAAGGAATTTAGCTAAAATGCTTAGTGTCACTCTGTTTCAAGCGCGCAAAGTATGGAAAAAGCGACTCAATTTATTGCTTAGTAGGTACTTAGAGCGCGATGAATGGATACGAATTTCGATATTATCAGGGTTAAAAGACCATAACGTGTAAACTTTGTTCACGTTTTGGTTGTACATCAATCAAAAATAGTGTTTAATCTCTAAGGTAGGCTATATTCCTCCTCGTTTCTATAGCTACAACAAACTAAAACGCCTAGATTAAACCTCTAGGCTTTTTTTTATCTATCATTTTTAGGCCATATCTATGAGTACAGAACCCAAAGATTTAGTAGATATTGCCGCAGCAAGCACAGGTGTATTGTCTTTAGCCGCGTGGTTGCCTCCAACTGCCAGCTTATTTACGATAGTTTGGCTTGGAATCCGTATCTTTGAGACTGATACCGTACAAAACCTAAGAAAACGTAAGTAATTTCATAGATCGAGGTGGGTTGCCGCTAGATCGAGGTGGCATTGCTTAGTGATGTTTAAAAGATGCAACGATTTCATCGTAAACTCTTTTCTTTAAATCTTTTGTCGGGTATTTGTGTATTACCTCGATGCAGCAATCAACACAGCCAAATGACACTACAAAATCGTAGTCTTTCGGGTTGTCGTTTGGGTGGTCGCTGCCACCAAGAGCGTCATTACATTTTGGGCAAAAAGCCTCATATTCATTATCTAAATCGTCAATTACTTCAAAGCTCATTATATTTTCCTTACAGTTTTAATAGATCGAGGTGGTTCGACCTGGCACACGAATTTGCCACTAGATCGAGGTGCTTTAATAGATCGAGGTGGGTACGAAAAAAGGCCAAAAAAGCCATAATTTGCCACTAGATCGAGGTAGACGCAAAAAACGGCAAAAATCGGGCAAAAAAGGCTAATTTATAGGCCATTTATCCGCGCGCCTTAATAGGCATTCAATCGCCAGCAACATTGTAAGTTTGCATTCTTGCTTGCCTGATTCGATAACGTGTATCGTTTGTTTTGTGCAGCCTAACTGGTCGGCCAATTCTCTTTGGCTCATATCGCCAAGATGAAAGCGCGCCAGCCTAATGTAATCGTTTTTCATGTATTGCCCTTTTTTGCTGGCATGGGTTCGCCCCTTGCTAGTTTTTTAATTAGCTGAAGTGTTTCTGGTTTTATTGGGTAATTGTCAGCCTGTAGCGATTCTAGCAGCTCGATAGCCGCTTGCTGCACTTCTTGATTAGGTATGACCATTTTATCGTTAGTCATTGGTTAAGCTCTGCGCATGGTTGGCAAAGTTTAATTTGTATGGTGATACCGTGCCCGATTATGGTTGGTATTCCATCGCGCATTTCCATCGTATCAGCCTTAGATGATCCAATACGTTTGGACTTTTTGCGGTATAAATCGCCTTTGTTTATGTCTTTTTGGCATCGGTTGCATGTTGCGGCCTTGTTGCATTTGGTCATTTTCATTGAATAGACCCCTTGTTATCGTCCCTTATCAAATCAGCATGACCAGCCATAAAACCTGCTGTTTGTTCCGCATGATCTGGGTTAAGAGTGCCAGCAATTAAGAGCGTAGCTATTTCTAACCGTCTTTCTTTGCTCACTTGATCCGTTAGACTTGTTACTAGGTTTAACATTTCTTCATCAGTCATAATTTGCCCCTTATTGGCGAATAGTAATAGATTTACACCAAAAAAACCGCAATTAAGCGGCTTTGATAGTTTAGCGATGGGTTTATTCTTCGGTCACTTCATCATCAATTGTGAAAGTAATCGTTACCCTGGTGCCGTTCATATCGACGTAATAAGGGTTGTAATCGCAATAAACATTTGCCGGGCGTTTTTCTAGCCACTGATAAAATTCACTTTCTCGATACAGATTTTCGGTTAGTTTAAGCATTAAATATCCCCTTATTGGTTTTCGTGCAGCATTAGCGCGTAATGAGCCGCTTTTATATGCATTTTAATGACGGCATCAGCTGGCGCGGAATTAGATTCGCTACAGACTTGTAAATGCCACGCGATGTTATTTAGCTGGGTTTCAACTGTTGCCAGATAATCGGGTTTCTCTTTAACGTGAATATTCATAATTGACCCCTCAAAAGATGTTGATAATGATTAGATAAGTAGTGGTAGCAGCTATCCAGAAGGCAATAAACGGCCAGCTAAACCCCACTAAGAAACGATGAATTGATTTTACTGCTGATTTAATAGCCATTAATAAGCCCCAAACGTCGAAAACATAAACCAAAAGAATAGACCTACTACTGGCAGCGTTATCATTAAAGCGCCAACAAAGGAACCTTGATTTGGGTCTATATATTTGCGGCTAAGTAATGGGTTTTGATCTATTCGGAAAACGTCGCCAGATTGATCCTTATAAGCAATGGCATCATTATTTAGATACAGATATTCGCCATCCGTCCGAAATGGGCCAATGGCAGCGGAATCACCGCGCATAAAAGTATCTATTACGGTAATCGGTAATGGTTCAATATTCATGCTGTCACCCCTTTAAAGTGTTGTTTTGTTGGCTAGTGATTCGCTGATGATCGCGTCTTTTTGTAGCATTTCGATAAATTCGACAAATTCAGTGCGAATAGTTGCGTTGTATTGGTTTTGAGATAGGCCGCTTTTGTAATGGCTGTTTAAATGGGTAAAGCCCTGCCAGAATGCCGCGCGGATTTGCTTTTGCGTTGTAAATTCGTACATTAGATGGCCTCCTTGGGTACACGGTAGCCCTCGAACAACTGGCGCAGCTTGTTAGCCATAAACAGCCAATAGTTATCACAAATTTTATCTTCTTGCTTTGCCGTGGCATTTAGTGGGATTGATCCCCACTCTTTGGCAAGTTCGATGATGTTGTAATAGGTGTAATCAATCGGAAGGGCTAAACCTTGCAACCAATCAGTTAAAGCGCGTTGCAAGCCATAGCGATCAATTGCCCAGCTGTGAGAGCCATAAAAATCATCTTTGATAATCTCTATAATTTCTTCAGGTGGTAAACCGTAAGCGTTTAATTCGTCGCAATTGTCTAAATGCGATCGCATAGCGTCGATTAAATAAAGTTTTGCGTTTTTGTCTAACTCTGTTGATTTGCTCATTTGTTGCCCCTTATATATTTTTGGAATAGATAGATAATAGAATTGATGGCCGCACTGCCTAAGAATGCAAAAGCCATCGCGATTGATAGAGCTTGGAAGCCATCCATTATAAAAGCCTCCTGTTAGCGTAATAAGCGTTTAACCGTTCATGTTCGCGGTTTACTGCTGCGTCACGTTTTGCGCGTTGCTCAACTTCATATTGACACTCTTTGATTTCATCGCGTGAATAACCGGCTAGATGACGGCCTTCTCTTTCATGTTTAGCTAAATCAAAATCATCGGTTGGTTCGCAATCATGTGCGCGCCTAGCTAGACGTTGATTGAAGCAAGAATAATGCTCTAAATCATCTGGGCATTGGATAGGGTTATTTGGTAGACCCATATTGAAAGGATTCATTAGATAACACCTCCATTCGCTAACATATGACCGTAAGCCATAGCAAAACCAATTACAGGAATAGACGCGAAACAAAATAGAATAACGTTTCTTATTTCTTGGTTGCGCTGCTTGTTTTTTCTAGCCTGTTTGCGCTGCTTAATACTGAGTTGCCTAGTCATTTTGTTCCCCTTTGTTAATGTATGATTATCATATCATAATTAAGATTAACATTGCAACTATATTTCACGTTCCGTAAAGGTTTTTTTCACTTATTTAAGGCTTTTTAAGCCGTTTTAAAGGTAGTTATTATGGCTAAGATGGGAAGGCCAACGCTTTACGATCCCGATGTACATGATCAGTTAGTACTGGATTACATGGATCAAGGTTTGTCGATTGTTCAGGTTTGCCGAAAATTGGAGATAGGAAGAACAACAATTTATGAGTGGGCAAAAAATAATCCAGACACTTTCGGTACACTGCTTACGCGCGCGAGGGACTACGGCCAAAGTTATTGGGAATACAAGTTTCAGGAAGCTATGTTTAATCGTGAAAGCCAGCCCCAGTTGCTTCGCCTTTACATGGGTCAACGCTTTGGTTGGAAGGAGCAAGATAGTTCAGATGATCAAGCGACCGCAACACCGCAAAGCATACAAGTGGAAATAGTCGATGCGCGTAAACCTGATTGATGGATATAACGGTAAACAGACCACAGGGGCAATTTCTACAGCTAAACAATAAATACCGCGCCTATGTAGCTGGCTATGGTGCTGGTAAAACGTTCATAGGGTGCGTAGCACAGTGTTTAGACTTCTGGAAGTACCCAGGTATCAACCAAGCTTACTTCGCTCCTAGCTACCCTCAGATACGCGATATCTACTATGTTACAGCCGAACAAGTGGCCGCAGCGTGTGGGCTGAGAGTTGAGATACGAGAGGCAAATAAAGAGGTTCATTATTATAGTGGTCGCACCTATCGCGGAACGGTCATATGCCGCTCTATGCAGCTACCTCAGACGATTGTAGGTTTTAAGGTAGGCAATGCCCTAGTCGACGAGATCGACGTTATGGATACCAATAAGGCCTCTCTAGCGTGGAATAAGATAATAGGCCGTTTACGCTGGGAAGATGCGCCCAATAGAGTATCTGTTACGACTACCCCTGAAGGTTACAAGTTTATCTATCAACGGTTCATTATGGACAAAACAGATAACTATGGAATCATTCAGGCCAGCACATACGACAATGAAGCTAACTTACCTGATGGATACATTGAGTCACTAGCTGATACCTATAACCCCGAACTAAGGGCTGCATACTTAAACGGTCAATTCGTAAACCTATTTTCTGGCACTGTCTACCGATCATACGAGCGTAAACGTTGTGCAAGTCGCGAGACAATACAGCCTAAAGAAATGCTCCGAATTGGTGTTGATTTTAACGTGACCAATGGCTCTGGCGTGGTGTATGTAACGCGCGGCAATGTATGGCACGCGGTCGATGAACTGACAGGCATATACGACACGCCCGAATTGATCGCCACCATCAAACAGAAATACCCAGAGCATCAAATCAGAATATACCCCGATGCATCCGGTGGCAGTCGCAAAACAGTCGATGCCTCCATATCGGATATAAGCCTTTTGCAATCAGCAGGGTTTGCAGTGTACGCGAACAAGTCAAACCCATTGGTCAAAGACAGGGTAATAGCCGCTAACGTGGCATTCGATAAGGGACTAGTTAAGGTCAATGAACTTTTATGCCCTGAATACTCCCGATGTTTAGAACAATTAGCCTATGACGCTAACGGAGCACCCGATAAGAAATCAAACTTGGATCACCTCCCCGATGCGGGAACCTATCCTATAGCCTTTGAAATGCCAGTCGTTAAACCAGCCGCCAGCGTTTCAATCAAATTTGTGAGTTAACCTATGCCAGTAGATACGCAGAATACAGACTACGCCAACAATATCTCGGTGTGGGAGCTTGTGCGCGATTGTGACGAAGGTGCGACAGCTAT